CTTATTCGTAAGCGTGTTGGCGGGGAGCTGAAGCGGGGTAACAAGAAGGAAGCAGTTAAGGACATGCTGGCTTACTTCTTGATCTCTGGCGGCGGATACGGCGTTGTGAACGAAACGCGTCAGCTTGCCAAGCTAGAGTCCCCTGACTATGGCAACGTGCCGGCTCTTGCGTTCTACCAAATGATGTCTATCCCGACGCTTGGTGCGTTTGGTGGCAATCAGTACGCTGCGCACTTGTTCCAGCAAAACCCTGTGGAGCAGATCACGTCTAACTTTGTGCCTGTTGTGCCTGTCGCAGAGGGTGTCGGTAAAGACTTGTCTAATCTGTTTACCAAAGGTGAAATCATTCCAGACAAAACGCTTAGCTCTATGCCTTTGATTGGTCCGTTCTATCGGGGCATCTCTGAGAAGCTGGAAAGCGAAAGCGAAGAGTAAAGCGTAACGCCCGCTACACGTCATGCGTAGCGGGCGCTTTGCTTCCCTACAAGTCCTCCTCCTTCACGAAGATGCCGTGGCGCATCTGCCCTTTGCGGTCCTTAATCTTATTGTAGCTGATTGTTAGCGCCTGCTTCAGCGTAAATCCGTTACGCGTCGCAATGTTAATCAACACCACCAAGCAGTCGCCTAGTTCATCCCGCAAGTCAAAGCCATCATGGACATCTTGGTCCAGCTCATGCACTTCCTCTAGCAGCTTGTGCATTTGTGCTGCGTCGCTGCTGCCTAGGATTAGGTTGCGGTCGTCATGCCATTCAGCTACGCGATGCTCTAGTTCTTCAAAGGTCACTTCGTCAACTCCCTTGCCCATACACGTTCGTTAATGTGGCTGTTGTAGCAGTGGTTCGGATCAAACCAGAACAGGTCGTCCAGTGCGTCTTCAGCTTTGCTCCAGCCCTCACGGTGGCAGCGTCCTGATACGGACTCATACGGCAGTCCGTTCAGGAACACTACGTTAGCGAGGACAGACAGGGCGTGGAAGACTCGCTTTATGTAGCCTCTCATGGCCCGTACTTCCTCTCAATCAGCAGCTCCAAGTAGTGAATGGCTTTCAGTAGGTCTTCCTTGCCGCCCTTCTGCTCGTGGCGCGTCACGTACTTAACCACGTTGCCTTCCATAAAGCCCAGCCCGTTCTGGTAGATGAAGTCGATGGGCTGAATAGCTAGGCGGTAGTGGTCGCCGCCTTCCTGGCGCTGGTCAGCCTTAGTGGACGGGGCCGTCATAGCTTTCTTCACTCTCAATGCCTCCCATAAGCAAGTTGAATTTACCCATATCAAGCAGCATGTTAACGGTGTCGGGGTGTTGGCCGTTAGAGGCTAGCACAAACTCCCTGCCTTCGATGAAGATAACGCAAGCACTCTCCACCGCTACGTCAGGGTTGTCGTCTTCAAAGGTGCCAAGCGCATCACGCAGTGACTGAAGCATATCGACAACCTTGTGCCGCTCTTTGCCGTTCTTCTTGAAGTCTCCCTTAACTACTTTCATGTCCAGTCATCCCATAGCTCTAGATGGTTGTTGAAGCGTTCGCGGTTATCTAGTATGTGGCTGCGTAGCAAATCTACTAGCTCCTCTGTGGTGACGTTGCTTAGCTCAATGATTTCCCATGCGTCGCAGTGTTCTAAGATACGCTCAAAGAACGGGTCGTCTTGCAGCGGCATGCTACACCCTCCGAATCTTAGAGCCAAGGTCCATAGGCTCCGGGTACGGCACACCGTCAATGACTACGCCGCAGCCGATGATGGGCTTGAGCTTGAAGTGTCGCCCATAGGCAAAGGCGAGGTGCTTCTGGTTGACGCCACAGCCTACCGCCATGCCCCATACCAGCTCCCTGTCGCTAGCCGTGTAGCTAACGCCAAGGTTGCTGTGGTTGTGGCCTGATACGGTGCACTGCATGCGCTGTTTGGCGTCGTTACGGAAGCCGTTGACACCGTTAGCGGTTTCACCGTGATGGTACAGCACGCCGTCAATCTCAATCTGCTCTTCAATCTGCCAGCCCTTCGGCATGTCCATTAACTCTTCAAGGGGCTTCATGAAGATGTCGGGCTCCATGCCTAGCTTCCGTAGCTGCCGTGCCGGGATGCGGTCATGGTTGCCTAGAATGAGCGTAAGCTTAGGGAACGCTTCGTACCAGCGCTTAGCCCGCTGTAGCGCAGACTCGTACTCTCCATGTACGTTGTGCAGCAGCGGCTCGCTGTCGTGGAATGACAGGCTGTGGTTGTCGATGAAGTCACCGATGTGAACCACAGTGTCCACCTTCCAAGCTTTAAACTGCTCTTGACAAAACTCCAAGTAACCGTCAAGCTCGTAGGGCAAGTGCGTGTCTCCGATAATGCCAACCCTTGCCATGCTATTTACTCCTTTTAGCTTCGCGTTCTTCGTTAGTCTTAACTTGGTGGCAGTCTTTACACAGCACTTGGAATCCGTCAGCTTCACAGAACATACGCTCTACAAAGCCGGGGAGGTCGTCGTAGTTCCGTAACGACCCGCACTGTACAATATGGTCCACTTCCACCTGCCTCGTACCAAACCAGCCGCCGCAGTGGGCGCATTCGTAGGTGTTGTACGCTACCTTGGCGGCTTGCTTGGCGCTGTGCTTCGGTCCCCATCTTTGGAAAGCAGAGCGGAGAGCGCTACGGATAAAGCCAAAGTAACGCGCCTCCGTCCACTTGCCATCGTTACGAGTCCTTGGTACCTTCTTGCTCATCTAGTGTTTCCACCGTAATGCGTATCACTCCGTGTTCCTTCATCCATAGTAACGCCATCCTGGCTATCGCTCTTGCTTGCTTTGGGTATGTAACAATGTGCGATATCTTCATGACGGAAACTCCCACACCTGCCCAGCCTCACGCCTAATCCATAGCTGTCTCCCCTGTCGTAGTAGCCAATCGTCTAGTATCTCCTCCTTCTCGTCAACGCACATGCCAACCTTGTCGAACGCTTGAGCGTACACGTCACGTACGTAGGCGTACATTTCCGCAGGCTCAAACATATCTTCGATGGGGTCTAGCAGTTTGCGTGTAGCCTTCTGGCCCAAACGCTTGAACAGTCCTGGGATGTTGTCCGTAGCGTCGCCAGTCAGTAGCTGCTTGTAGAAGAAACGGTCCGCATCTTCAGGTGACACGTTGAATAACTCCTTACGCCGCCAGTTCCAGTGCCAGCCGGGAACGCCATACAGGTCTTTGTCTAGCGTTGCTATACCGTGCCCGTGCTGACACGCCATATACCCAAGCTTGTCGTCAGCTTCCTCGCCTTGCACAAGCTCAGCGCCCAAAGAGTCAATCATGTACTCCTTGAGCGCTGCGAAGTGTGCGGGCTTCTCAGACTTCCGTGTGCCCTTGTATGGGTAGGTATCGCAGCCGTACTGCAGCCGATAGTTACCGTCCCCTGTTAGGTAGATTTCAGCACCCTCCGCCCCAAGCTGCTGCATAATCTGCTCGCAGACGGAGCGTGCTGAACGACAGGCAAAGGCAATGGGGTCATCCTTGGCGGCAAACGCCACGCTGTACAGAATGATGTCGCCGTCTAGACCCCAGCGCATTACAGCACTTCAGCCATTGCGTCTTCGTCAGCCGTCACTTCGGGCTGGACAAGTTCTTCAATGGACAAGCTGACCAGCGACGGACGCGCCACACCGTCACGTCCTTTGTACGCCTTAACCTTGGCGCGCACTACGGAGCCGTAGCCAATCTCGCGGGGGTTGCCCTCAAACGGCGTCTTGCCATCGTCTTCAAACAAGATTTTGAAACGCCCGCTGTTGTCAATCGGGTACTGCGACTTGCACTCAATGAACCGGCCACGTGCGTACTTGTCGTCGGGCTTCTGCTTCAGCTCAACGCCTAACTCTTCAAGCCGTTCAATAGCGCGTTCGCTAAGGTTGGTGAGCTGCACGCCGTACTTGCCGGTCGGTGCGCCACGGTAGGTAATCTCGTCAACCAGGGACGGGAAGCTAACGGTAGCGCGGACGGTTACGATTTGGTTTTCCATGTTTAGTTCCTTTTCAGTTATCCGGTCGTTCTTTGACCGTGACTATATTTTCTCACAAGTAGCGTTAAATGTCAAGCACTTAGTGAGTTTCCGCCCAGTTGTTTCCTACCTTAAACTCTCCGTCGAGCGGACAACGGAGGTCAAGCTGTCGTCCCGCTTCGCGTATAGCGTTACGGAACACTGCGCCTACACGATCTGCATACTCTTCAGGCACCTCAACCTGAAACTCGTCATGCACTTGAGCCACTAGCTTGTACGGGTAGCCGTAACTTGCTAGCTTCTGAGTCGCAATGACCAGTGCCTTCTTCATGACGATAGCACCAGCGGATTGCAGCAGGGTGTTGAGTGCTGCGTGTTCGCTGCGTATCAGCACACGGCGCCCGTCAAGCCCCGGTAAGCTGCCCTGTAGCCCATGCCTAGCCACCTTGTTAATCAGCTTCAGGAGGGCAGGGAGGCTGTCTAGGAAGCGCTGCTTAAGCTGTGCGCCCTTGCGTGACGACCCGCCTACAATGCTACCAATCTTGGCGTCACCGGCACCGTAGAGGAAGGCGTAGATAAACGTCTTCGCTTGCGCTCTGGTGTCCAGGCCGGCAGCTTTCTGATTGTAGGTGTGGATGTCACCGTTAAGGATCAGGTCCGTGTACTTAGCATCGTCCATGTAGTGGGCCAGCATGCGCAGCTCAAGGCCACTAGCGTCAATGCCGACAAGCTTGCTGCCCTCAGGCACAACGAAGCATTGGCGGTACAGAGAGTCGCTAGGAATCTGTGCCATGTTTGGTGAGCTGTGCGTCATGCGGCCCGTCACGGCACCGCACGTGTTGACACGGCCATGGATACGTCCGTCGTCCTTGACAGCATCAAGCCAGGACTTTAGCATACCGTAGCGCTTCTGAAGCGTAAGGTACTCAAGGACAAGAGCAGCTTCAGGTATCTTTTTGTTTTGCTTAAGAGTAGCTTCGTCTACTTTTGGTTTACCACTTGGCGTAGTTTCACACCAAACAGCACCCTTCTGGGCCAGCCGCTCCGCCACTTGCTGCCGTGACGCTACGTTGAACACAGTTACTTTGTCCTTGAGCCGCTTACCAGTCTTCTCAGACCAGCGCTCCTCCACGATGGGCGGGAAGATAGCCTGCAGCTCTGCTTCAATTTCCCGCATGCGCTGCTCGTGGTCCCGATACAGGGTGCAGGCGGTGTCGAAGTCGAAGGCAAAGCCGTTGGCAATCTGCTGCACCGTAGCCTTAGCGACATCATGCTCAAGGTTAATAGACTGCTGACTGAAGCCTTGCCGGTAAAGCTCTCCGGTTATGTGTTCGTACACGTCCCAGTTAGCGCGGCAGTCTTGCAGGCAGTAGCGAATCATGTCGTCCGTCAGGCCCTTGTCGAAGTCGGCAGCATCGAACTCGTCCTTGAGTTCTTTGCCGGCCCGAAGCGCCCAAGCTTTTAGTGAATGCCCGCCTTCAGCAGGAGGGTTAAGGAGGCGGCCCATGACGAGGGTGTCATGCACCGCCCCGTCCCATGCCCAGCCCCACACGCGCTGCAGGACGGGCAGGTCGAAGGCAAGGAGGTTGTGACCGATGACGGCATCAACGCCCTTGAGTGCTGCGGAAAGTTCGGATGACGTAGCGCAGTGTACGCTCTCGTTCTGAGCGGGCAGGTACACTCCAGCCATCCAGATCGTGTCGTGTGAAAGATTCGTTTCGATGTCCAAGACTGCTAAGTTCATTCGGCTTTCTCCTCAGCCTACTGGTTTCTTCTTGCTCTTGCAGGGCGATTACGTAGTCACCCATTCTGCTCATGGCTAAGCCTCCAAGCGGTATGAAGCGTAACGCCGGCCATCATGCACCTTCATGTCAGACACAATACGAAACCCTTCGTTACGTAGATCGTTAACGCGGGACGCTAGGCGCATAATACCGTAGCGAGTCAGTGCCTCAAGCGGCGTGATGGAACCGTATTGGTTGATGTGATACATAACCTTGTCGTTTTGAGTCATATCGTTCTCCTGAACAGTTGTCGTAATGTAACGCTACGGCCTAACTAATATTGGTAATCTGTATTAGGTTTGCCGTAACGCTACAGAACGGTATTATTTTATCATGCCAGCAGGGTGTGTGTCAAGCACCAGAGCCGACAACTTCACAAACACCACCGGTGCAGGCCAGCTCTTGGCTGCCCGTAGTGGTGTCGCCACGCTCAAAGGACGGCAGTGCAGCCCAGTCGATCTCAGGCATGTTAGCCGACAGCTTCTTGTACTCCTGCTCCGTAAGCTCCTGATACGGCGCCTGACGGTACGTACCGTTGTCGTAGGGCAGCAGGGAGATACCAGACATGATGTCCCAGTTGTCCCAAATCCACTGGCATACAGCAAAGAATTCATCTTCCTTGTAGTACACCGTTATCGACGGCTTGTGTTCACACCAGTGTAACTGATACTGCTTCCACACTTCAAGCTGTCCGATAGCGCCCACATCATTACGGAAGATGGAGGTCTTCGGTGCTTCAATCGGGAAGCTGAACACGGTGGTGGTGTCAGGCTTCATGACGCACGGCTCATACGGTACGCCCTGGGCGCGCAGGAAGTCCGTCATGGGGTCTTTGTTGTCCTGCCGCACGGTGCGTACGTAGTACCGTGAGTAGTTGGGGTGGATGCCTGAAGCGCACAGCGCAAGCTGACTCACCGTACCGCTAGGCTTGACGCACGTGATGGCCGCAGCGGGGCTGATCTCAAGGCTCTCAGCCCACTGCTTGTTTACGTTGACGGCACGCTCACGCATGACAGTCAGCCACTCTTCAAGCTTCTTGTTCCCCTTGCTGCCGTTAAGCACAGGGTGGTCCATCAAGCCCGTCAAGCTGACGCCAAGCAGC